AGAAGAAAATGTTGATCCACCAAGCACAGTAGGAGATTCACATACTAATGGTGCAACAATTTATTTTTCTAATCCTTTTGTACCTCATCACTTTCCTGACAATTTAGGATTTGGTGGTGGTAAAATAGAAGTTGAAGGATATTTGACATCTTGGGCAGTTGCTAACGAAGAAGATGATGGCTATGGGCAGAACACTACTAACATAGGCATGAAACAAACTTTTTATACTGATGCAGGTTCAGGAAGAAGTGCAGATAGCGATGGATATATCGCAGTAGGATAAAGAATTTATTAATATAACTTGGAGGTTATGAAAATGAGTGAAGAAAGAAAAGTAACAATAAACGATAAAGACTACAACTACGATGAACTATCACAAGAACAAAAGATTCTTGTAGAACACATTGAAAATTGTAGAAAAAGAAAATCATCTTTAGCATTTGAAATGGATAGAGAAAATGTAGCTGAAGGTGCTTTTGCTAAAATGTTAACTGAATCGTTTGACAAAAAAGAAGAAGAGAAAGAAGAAAAAGATGCCTAAATTAAATGTAGTAGCAGGAATCATTGATAAAGTTGCTGATAAGATTGACGAGTTCACACTTGATAAAGCAGAAAAAGCACAACTTATACAAGAGATCAACAAAGCACAAATTGAAGTCAATAAAGTTGAAGCCAATAGCAACAGCTTATTTGTTTCAGGATGGCGACCTTTTGTGGGATGGACTTGTGGAATAGCTTTATGTTATCATTTCGTCTTACAGCCATTCTTAACATTCTTATTATTTGCCTTTGGATACCCAATAACCTTACCCACTTTCGATATGGGAACATTAACAACTGTATTGATGGGTATGTTGGGACTTGGTGGATTGAGAAGTTACGAGAAGGTCAAGAAGTCAGCATGACGACCTTTGAACAGATTATCGATGGTGTCCTGGAACATGAAGGGGGCTATGTTAATGATCCCTACGATAAAGGTGGTGAAACCAAGTTTGGTATTGCTAAACGATGGTATCCTGATTTAGATATTAAGAACCTTACTAAAAGTGATGCAATTAATATCTATTACAATGAGTATTGGAAACCAAGTAAAGCAGATTTCTTACCGAATGACTTGAAAGCCACCTATTTCGATATGTGTGTAAACATGGGACAAAGACAAGCTGTAAAAATACTACAACAAGCCATTAATAGTAGAAAAATGAACAAGATTGAGGAAGATGGAGTTATCGGAGAAATAACCATAGGTAGTGCAGGGAGAATCTCAAAGAAGCGATTACAAGCCTATCGCTGCTTATTCTATGGTAGATTAGTATCCGAAGAACCTGACCAACAACGATTCTATTATGGGTGGTTTAAAAGGGCAACTACTATATGAAAAAGATTAAAAGCACAGGGATAATATTTGGCGATATGCACTTCCCTTTGCATGATGAAAAAGCATTTAGCTGTGCATTAAAGGTAATTGAAAAAGTAAAACCTGATGTATTTATCAACTTAGGTGATTTTGCAGAAGGGGAATATGTATCACATTGGAGATGGCAACGAAGAAAGCGACCACCATTGGAATACCAACTTCCCTTAATTGATAAAGAAGCAGATGAAGTCAATTACCACATGGATAGAATTGATAAAGCACTTGATAAAGTAGGGTGTAAAAAGAAATATTTGGCTATGGGAAACCACGATGCCTGGTATAATCAATTTGTAGATGAGAATCCATATTTGGAACAATATAAGCCTGAGAATCTATTTAAGATAGAAGAAAGGGGTTATGAGTGGTATCCTTATGGTGAGTTATTTAAGCTGGAAAATTCTAAGCTATATGCTTATCATGGAGGACATTATAGTTCAGTCAGTCATAGTAGGCAAACTGTAATGCACTTAGGGTGTAATGTCATTTATGGGCATACTCACGATTGCCAACGAAGTGTAATGCAACACATTTCAGGCATACATATAGCACAAAGTATGGGGTGCTTGTGTAAGATGAAGAAAGACTTTTTAAAAGGTAGAAAGGTAAACTGGACTCACAATGTAGGGATAGTTGATTTCTTTACAGATGGGTGGTTTAACTTGATTACCTTAGACATACATAATGGAATGACAACTTGGAACAATAAGATTATAAAGGGGAATTGATGGATTTGGGCGAATCAATAAAGCGATTAAAAGAACTATCTGCTATCTTACAAGCAAAGACTATATCAGATAGAGAAAAAGAATATTACCTACCTGAGATGTTTCGCTTAATAGACAAATTAGAAGTTCCTCAATTAATAGGAGAATTTGAGAATGAGTACATATCTTGATACATATTGCACAATAGATGATATACAACTGGTAGCCCCATTTGTATTTGATTATGACAGGAAAAGAACAATCACAAACTGGGTAAGTCATAGTGGTAGTGGAAATGATGAGGTTTGGAAAGCAGGTAGTGTGGGTAAGTTCACCATGCTTTATGAAAATGACATCGAACAAACATTAGTAGCAGATATACCAAGCATAGATGCAGATGGGAAATACTACTTTGATGAAGATGCTGATGTTGTTTACTACCAACCGACATCAAATAGCAATCCAAATTATGATGTAACTATGACAGCTGGAAGGGATAATAAAACACTCTTTAATGAGTTTATATCGAGAAGTTCTGACTTTGTTCGTTCTTATATTAATAAACCAATCTACAAGAACAAGGGTGTCGGAACTGGGGATAGTTTAGGTAGGGATTATCCTGAAGTAATCGTTAGGGCTACTGCATTGTTAGCAGCATCTATGGCAATCTTACCATACGATGAGCAACATGGACTACGATTACAAATCCAAGTATATGACCAAGAAGGTGGAACTGGACTATTAGACCTAATTAGAAAAGGAATTATTAGTTTAGACCAAGATGAAGATGGTAGAGATAAGATAGTAAAAGATGTATCGATTGATGCAAGTACAACTGGTGCTATTGTAGATACCTATGGCTATCCAAGTGTATCTTATGATAGAATCAAGGTTATCATTGAAACAGGTGGTACTTTCGCAGCAGGTTCTACATCTACTGTAACCTATAAGACTTTTGTAGGCGATGATTCAGGGCTTAAAATCAATGCTAATCAAGAATCAGAAGTTGTTGATGGCTCATTCCAGTCAATAGGACATGGAGTTTATGTACGATTCTCAACTGGAGTGTATACTGCTAATGATGAATGGGAAGTAGAAGTAACAGGATTAGACCACACATCTGGTGGTGGAATAGAAACAATCCAACTAAAAAGGAGATAAATATGCCATATGGTAAAGGTAAAGGTAAAGGTCGTAAAGGAAGAAGAAAATAGTGGCACATCAAGATAGAAAGAAAAAACTATTAAAACGATATGGCTTGAAAGCAGTTAATCGACCTAAGATGACACCAAGTCATAAGACTAAGAAAGCAGTTGTGTTATCAGAAGTAGGACATAAGCTAAAACTAATTAGATTTGGTGCTAAGGGTATGGGACATAACTATTCTGCAGGTGCAAGAAAAGCATTTAAAGCAAGACATAGAAGAAACATAGCTAAGGGTAAATCATCTGCTGCATATTGGGCAGACAAGTTCTTATGGAGTCCAGGAGGAAGTAAGAAAAACCCACCTAAATCACAAAAGAGGGTTTATGGCAAAAAGAGGTAGTGTAAACATTGTCAGAAGAAATGGTAAAAAGAAAACCAGGCAAGGTAAAAGCAAACGAACCAAGTATGGTACAAAAGCGAGTACAAAGTATTATAAGAAAAAGTATAGAGGGCAAGGATAATGGCAAGAGTAGAATTTGAAAATATATTTAAAGGTAGAGTTATAGATAATATCCAAAAACTCATTAAACAAACTATCCCAAGTGTTCCTTTGTATTATGATGAACACAAGGGACAAGAGAGTTTCTTAATTAGACCAATATCTGATACTTTTATTGATTATGCAAGTAATGCACATATTAGACAATATATAACTGAAATTAGTTTTGAAATACATACAGGTTCTGAATTTACAAGACATCACGATGTACAACGATTGACTGATATAGCAGAACTTGTAAAGAGAATATTTTTTGACAATCGTGATTTAGAAGCATTAGGTGTTACCGAATGGTATAATGCCAAAGTAACCGATATTATCTACGAAAGAGATACAGAAGATACTGAAAGAGAAAGATTTGTAATGACTTTAGAATGTAATGTAAATGAAGGGGTTTCATAATGAAATATAAACATATTAAAGGACTTCAACTTCAAAAACCAAGTTATTTAGAAACACCTAATCAAAAGATTAGAGAATTGTTAGAAGGTAAAGAAGTTGAGTTAAATGAAGAAAATGTGGCTGAATTTGAATCGTTAGGTGTTCAAGTCAAGCCAGTAGAAAACAAACCTAAAAAGAAAAAAGTTAAAAAAGAGGAGTAATAACAAATGGCTATAAGTTCCAAAGTCTATGGTAAAAGCCAATATGCCATAGGTATTAAACAAAAGAATGCAACTGCTTTTGAAACAGCAGGTGCAGACGACACAGCATATCAATTACTACCTGTAATCAATGTATCTGCCCCAGTCCTCAATCTTGTAGAATCAGGGGAGATACGAAGCAACAATGCAGGTATGATTGAAACTGACTTTGACCAGTTTAGAACAAGAAAAGGTGGATTTGTAACACTTGATTTTGAAGTTCCTGCAGAAAGAGCAGGGCTTGTAAGATTATTGGCTAATGTATTACAAGACCATAGTGAATCAGGTGCTAATCCTTATGTTCACACTATTGAAGCATCATCAAGTAATGCTTTATCAAGACCTGATTTTACAGGAAGTTCAACAGCAGGTATTCCAAGTATCTTTGATATTGGGTTATATGGACCTGCATCAGGCGAAGATAAAATCATCACAAGTGGTACTTTACAATCACTAACAATGAACTTTGATATGACTGATGGTAGATTACTATTGAATGGTACTTTCTATTCAGGTTTTGCAAGTTCAACAGGATTCAAAGTTGGACAAACATTATCTGCTAATAGTGGAGAACCAACACTAATGAGTACATCACCAACACAAATTGAATCATATTTTGATACAAAACAATTTGATGTCAATGGATCTGCAACTGATGCTATCATTACAGCAGTATCATTTACTTTTGAAAACAATGTTGCAAGAGTAGGTAGAGATGCTAATGGTGATGCAGAAGCCTATGCATTTGGTGTTCCATCAGTAAACATTACTGGTGAAATATCATTTATGTATGATGGTAACTACAATGATAGTGCTAATAATGTATTACAGGACTTCTTAGATGGAGATACTGCTACATTAACACTACAACAAGGTGATGGTACAGTATCAAGTGTAGGAGAAATGAATATTACAGCAGAAGTATATTCAACTGCTGTGAATTATGATCTAAATGCAGACACAGGTGCTATAATCACAATTCCATTTAAAGTAGTACAACCTACTGCAAGTGGTGCAGCAAGTGGTACAGCATTTAAGTTTGAATTTTGTGATGCAGTAACTAATACAAGTTGGTAAACGAAGGAGTAACACATGAAGGTTAAAATGTTCGATAAAGAGTGGGATATAAATCCTATTACTTATAAACAAAAAAGAGAGTTGTGGCAATTAAGTCTAAATGCTTTTAGAGATGATAAAGAAAATCAAGACGAGTATTTCAAATTGATTAATCGTGTTGAGGAACTTTCAGGACTAACTGAGAAGGAAGTCAATTCTCTATCAATGGCACAAGTAGATTTATTGCTACAACAAATCTTTACTGACTATATGGGGCTTGAAAAAAAAGACTCATAGGGCTTTGTAGTTATGTGTGGTTTTCTCAATTAGGATTTCCACACATAGCTTTAGAGTTTCCATACAAAAGACAAAGTCCTCTTACAAAAAGAGTAAAGACCTACAAAAATATAGAACAGGTATGGGAAGAAATAGAATTATTAGTAGATAAATGGAAAGATAGTCAATTCTCTCTTGGGAGAAATCTTTACTTTCATTTACCATTATTTATGAATCCACAATGGATCATAAACAATGAAGATAATATCTTGTTAAAAGAATATAATTGGGTAAAAGAGTTCAATATTCCATTAGCAAAAGATTTGGATAGTGCTGATGCAAACAAGATTGAAATATTTGATGTTATTAAAAATGAGATTAATAGTATAAAACTTTATATGAGTGAGCAAAATGGCAGATAAAAAAATAAGATTATTAATAAAAGCAGAAGTTAATAAGGCAATACAAGATCTAAATAAAACTGAAAAAAGCACTAATAAATTAGCTTTAGCAGCAAGAAAAGCAGCTAAGGCATTTGCAGGATTAGCAAGTGTCGCAGCTTTAGGGGCAGTTATAAAGTCGTCAGTACAAACTTCAGCACAATTTGAAGCATTAGAAACACGATTGGTAGCTTTAAAAGGTAGTGTAGATGAAGGTAGAAAATCTTTTGAATTCTTTAATAAAGTAGCAGCAACCACACCATTTCAACTTCAAGATGTTGTTGAAGCAGGGGCTCAATTAGAAGCATTTGGTTCAGATAGTCAAGAAACATTAAAAGCAGTAGCTGACTTGGCAGCATTTATGGGAACAGATATTGTATATGCAGCTAATTCCTTTGGTAGAGCATTTGCAGGTGGTGCAGGTGCAGCAGATGTTCTTAGGGAACGAGGGGTATTAACACAAATCAAACTAAAAACAGGATTTGACGATTTATCAAAACTTACCTTACCACAATTTAGAAAAGCATTAATTGATACATTGACCGATCCTGAGGGAAATATTGCAGGGTCTACTGATTTGTTGGCACAAACATTTACAGGATTAGTTTCTAATTTTCAGGACAGTTTATCACAATTACAAGACAGTATTGGTGATATATTAGCACCTGCTATAAAAGATGTTGTAAAATTCTTAAAAGAAGGTATTGATGATTTAACAGAAACTTTTAAAGAACTCAATGAAACAGCTATAGAAACCACATTAAGAAAATTAAAAGAACTTGGTGGAGAAGATGAAAACATATTAAGGACTATTTCAGACTTGGAAAGAGATGTTGCTTTACAAAGACAAAAAGCTATAGGAGAACAGCTTAAAGGTCTTGGTACTATAACAGAAATGTCAAGTGAGATTTCTGAAGAACTGAATAATCAATCTAAACTTCAAATACAATTAGGAGAAGCTGAGAAAGAGAAAGAAGAATTAGCAGCTAAAGGGTTTAGAAGAACAAGAGATGAAAACAAAAGATTAACTGAATTAAGAACAGATATAATCGATGATTTAGAAAATCAAATCAATAAAAGCGATACACAGATAGAACAACTTGCTGAACAAATTAGATTACAAAAAGAATATAATCAATTACAAGATACTATTGTTGGAGAACGACCTACTTTTTCTTTAATACCTGATGAAGATGAGTTTCTTGGAGATTTAGAAGTTGTAGATGAGTTTTATGACCATTTAAAAGAAAAAGAAGAAGAATATACTGAATTTCAAAAAAAACAAGCTAAGACTCAAAAATTAATTGATGATCAATTATATAAAGAAAAAATACAAAACAATTTACAAGCAGCAATCTTACAAGGACAAAATGCAAAAGATGCAGCATTGTCAGTAATTAAAGCAGAAGTAGCAGAAGCTCAAGCAGGATTGATTTCAAGTATTATGAAGGCATTACCATTTCCTATTAATCTTGCAGTAGCAGCAGGAGCAGGTGGAATGATTGGTAAAGTAACAGACCAACTATTTTCCTCTTTTGCAACTGGTGGTAGTATTATCACAAAAGGTAGAACTACATTGCCAATAGGTGGTGGAGTGGTAGCAGGGGATAATGCAAGTGGTATGGAAAGAATCGATTTCACTCCCTTACCTGCACCACCAGGGGCTAATGATAGAAATGTAAATATTTACATATCTGCACCATTAGTAGATGAAACAGTAGTAGATTATATTATACCAGCTATTAGGAGAGCAGAAAAATTAAACTTATGAGCAATGTAACAAAATCAACTGCTTTTGCATACATACCAAAGAGATTATTTGGAATGAAAAAGAAAAGCATAAAACAAAAACTAAAAAAACCAAAACTAAAATTAAGGAGATATTAAAGTGGAAATTGGCAAAGGAACTAAATTAACATTCAGTATTGAAACACTTATCAGTA